TACTGGGATAACACGAACTCTAGGTGGCAGTTGTTGGGTGACGCCCTAGAGGTTCCGGCGAACTTCTCGAATACTGCTACTGGTACTTATACGGATGGGTACGACTACAAGTATGTGTCGTTCACTTCGTCTGGGACTTTGACGGTTACTCGTGGTGGGTATGCGGATGTTCTGCTTGTTGGTGGCGGCGGAGGCGGTGGAATCGGACGTAATGCCACAAACTACGGCAACGGTGGTGGTGGTGGCGCAGGTGGTCACCTTTACGTTGAAAACTTTTATGTTCCCAGCGGCAACCATTCAGTAGTTGTTGGTGCTGGTGGGGCTGGGCAAAGCGCTGCTGGTGGATTATCAGAGAATGGGGATAATTCCAGTCTATTAAGCTTGCTTGCTATTGGCGGTGGCGGTGGCGCTCGTGAGCCGAATGGATATTCAAACAATCCATCTTTCAGCGGTGGTTCTTCAGGTGGTGCTGGTCCATCTACAACATCTGTTGGTAGCGCCTATCAGGGCAACGTTGGCGGTACTGCGGCTCTTAGCGGTGCGGGCGGTGGCGGTGGCGGTGCTGGTGCTGTTGGTGGAAATGTGCCTGTTCAGTACGATGGCGGCGATGGGGGTGCCGGTGTTGCCAATTCGATTACTGGTTCTTCAATAACCCGTGCGGGTGGCGGTGGAGGTAGTGGTCAAAATAATGGTGGTGCTGGTGGTTCCGGCGGGGGCGGCGCTGGTGGGACCACAACGGCGGGAACCTCTGGGACCGCAAATACTGGTGGCGGTGGTGGTGGCGGCTGGTGGAACTCTGCCGGTGGTGGCGATGGTGGTTCCGGTATTGTTATCGTAAGAGTGAGAACAAACTAATGAAACTGCTAAATCCCGCACCAGGACGTCCCGTAACCTCCCCGTACGGACCCAGACGACACCCCATCACAAATGAACTCGGCAAAATGCATCACGGTGTCGACTTTGGCGGCACATTTGATGTAATTTGTGTTGCAGACGGTATTGTCAACCACGTAGGCTACTCCGCACGGGGCGGAGGACACGTTGTCATTATCAAACACGCCCCCAATCTGTACAGCGTGTATTACCACGGTAGAGAACGCACCACCTGGAACAAAGGTGACCGCATTGCTGCTGGGGCAAAGGTTTACGTTAGTGGCTCAACCGGTGCCAGCACAGGCCCGCACCTCCACTTTGAACTGCGCAAATCACGCCGTTGGGGAGACACTCAGGACCCTATGGCTTGGATTGACCGCAATGTTGTTTTGTCGCACACGCCTGACCCTCTTAAAGTTGACGGCAAACTTGGCCGTGTGACATGGCGTCGCTGGCAGGAAGTGTTAAAGCGTGACTGGGGTTACGAAGGCATTATTGATGGTAAGCCTGGTCCTATGACGTATCGTGCTATTCAGCGCTCCTGCGGGGCTAAAGTTGATGGCGTACTTGGGCCAGAAACCCGCAAACTAGTTCAGAAACGCCTAAAAGGTAATGATTTTTACCTTGGTGAGTTGGATGGCATTTGGGGTCGTGGTACTATTACAGCGCTTCAAAGGGCTCTTAACCAAAATCATTACTAGGAGAAACCATGATTGATTACCTAAGTTATTCCGTAGAACGCGCTGTTAAAACAGTGGCACAGACTGCTGTGGCAGTTATTACTGCTTCGCAGGTTGTGGGCATTCTTGAGGTGTCGTGGCTTGACGTTCTGTCGGTATCAGCGCTTTCTGGTGTTGTTTCGCTTTTGACTTCAATTGCTAACTATAAATCAGCGGCTGACGGTAAGTAGTCGTAAATAAAAAAGGCCCCCTTGCGGGGGCCTTTTTTACTGGCAGCTATCGCAATTAAGAGCTTCCATGGGGTCTACGGGACACGCTACTCCACCAACAAACTCGACATTATCCATTTTTTGCTCCTTTTTACGCTAAGATTGTCCAGACGGTTAGGACATTTATGAAGATACTTTTGTTAGACCTTGAAACGTCGCCAAACTTGGCTTATGTGTGGGGTCTATGGAATCAGAACGTTTCGATAAATCAACTGGTTAGTTCTACCGAAGTTATCTGTTTCGGTGCCCGTTGGTATGGGCAACGTAAAGTCCACTTTAGCTCAGTCCACCAGGATGGTAAAGCTACAATGCTTAAAGCTATACATGAGCTTTTAGATGATGCTGACGCTGTTGTGGGTTGGAACAGCGCGGGCTTTGACGTGAAGCATTTGTACCGCGAGTTTATTGAAAACGACATGATGCCGCCGTCTCCGCATAAGGAAATTGATTTGATGCGTGTCGCTAAGCAACGGTTTCGGTTTCCGTCTAACAAGTTGGATTATGTTGCTCAGAAGCTTGGTATGGGGGCGAAGGTTAAGCACAGCGGGTTTGAGCTGTGGATTAAGTGTATGTCGGGCGATGATAAGGCTTGGCGTGAGATGAAAAAGTATCAGATTCAGGACGTAAACTTGCTTGTTGGTTTGTATGAGAAGTTTTTGCCGTGGATTAAGAATCATCCGAACCGAGCCCTTATCGATGGCAGGCCTGAGGCTTGTGTATCGTGCGGGTCGGACCATTTGCAGTCTCGTGGTTTGGAGACTACGGCTACGGCTCAGTACCGCAGGTTTAAGTGTGCGGATTGTGGCAAGTGGCAGCGTGGCAGTAAAAGCGAGGCTACGAGTACAATGAGAAGCATTTAGGAGGTAGTTATGTCTATGTTGTCGTCTGACGATAATCTTGGCGCGTTTGGTGCTGACGAGAACCCAAAACCTCCCGCACAAGCTGTGGAGGATTTTCACACGAATAGTGATTTGGATGCCCGTGCGGAAGCACAGCACCACACTTTAGGCCCCGGCCCCAACCAGGCAGCTCCTGGCGACCACGTACACGATGGTGGTGATTCTGCTTTGTTGTTGGAAGGCGAAACTATTGCGGGTTCTAGGGCAACAGATGCTTGGCGTTTGTCGGTTAATGCTATTCTTGTTCGTCTCGGAGCCACTGACAACTCGACGGCGTAATGCCTACGAAACAGAGACAACCGACACCGGCGGAGCTTTTACAGCTTGCCGTTGCTGAGCTTGACCAGTCAATCCACAAACCCAACATTTTGAATTATGGGGAAAGGGATTACCCGGAGCAGCTTAGGTTTCATAAATCTTCGGCTCGTGGCCGTTTTATTTCTGGAGGTAACCGTGGAGGAAAAACCGACGCTGAAGTCGTTGAGTCTATCTGGTGGGCTACAGATACTCACCCATTTCTTAAACGCCCACCTTCATGGGGGTCTGGACCTGTACAGCTTAGGTTTGTCGTTGTAGACGTTGCCAAAGGTATCGAACAGATTATTTTGCCTAAAATGAAAAGGTGGATACCACGTTCCTACCTTAAGGATGGTGATTGGTCTAAGAGTTGGGATGCAACCAACTACATTCTGACGTTCGACAACGGGTCAACAATTGATTTTGTTACCTGGGGCATGGACATGATGAAGCTGGGTGGTGTTCCTCGTCACGGAATCTTCTTTGACGAGGAGCCCCCTCAGAACATTTTTAACGAGTCCATGATGCGTTTAATTGACTACAACGGGTTTTGGGTTATCGCAGCCACACCAACTAAGGGTATGGGTTGGACGTTCGATTTGCTGTGGGAGCCTGCGAAAGAGGGCAAAGCAGAGGAAATTGACACGTTTACCTTGTCGGCTGAGCAGAACCCGTACATTGAGGCTGACAATGACGACATGAACTTTTACATGATGGGGATGAATAAGGAAGAGCGAGATATTCGTGAAAAGGGTGACTTTGTTGCTCGTAGTGGTTTGGTGTTTCCTGATTTTGGCCAAAACATTGACCGTTATTTAGTGGACTTTGGTCCTGGTGATGTGCCTAAGAACTGGGCTGTGTACGCTTCTGTCGACCACGGTTTAAATAACCCGACGGCTTGGCTGTGGCACGCAGTGTCTCCGACAGGGGATATTGTGACGTTTGCGGAGCATTACCAGTCAAACATGATTGTGTCGGAGCACGCACATCTGGTGAAGCAGCGGGAGCTTAGCTGGGGCCGTAAACCTGACTCTGTAGAGCGTATGGGCGACCCTGCGATGCGACAACGCAATGGGGTGACGGGTACATCGATTATTCAAGAATATGCGCTCCACGGGGTTTACGTGAACGTTGAGGGCATACCCCACGATGTGATGGTCGGTATCGAAAAGATGCAAGCATACTTTAGACGCCGTAACGACACCCGTTGGGGTTTAGACCGTCCCAAATGGGTTATTTCTCGTAACTGTGCCAACTTTATTCGTGAGCTGAAGAAGCTGCGGTGGTCATCGTATAGCTCAGACAAGATGGCGTACGAGATGAATAAGCAGGAAGTTGTACACAAAAAGGACGACCACGCTTTTGACTCTGCCCGCTATTTCGCTACGACACGGCCTGATTTAAAACCTGTCGATGATTCGGCGGGTACCCAAGACGCTCCCACTACGCTAAGATACGAGGAGTTGCTTTTGAAAATGCGAGAAGACCCCAACGTCGAGTTTGCAGAAGATAGAGCACGAGATGACGGACCTACCGTTATCGCAGAATACGGAGATTACTACTAATGAGCAGATTCTTCCTAACGGACGCCCCAGCACTCGCCCCCGGTGTTTGCTGGATTACTAGGACAAGCAAAGGCCCATTCATTGACACAGGTGTAGACCTGAGCAAAAACGTCATTGACCGAGGCCGAATCTACCTGTCGGTAGAAGCACTACGAGAGATGGCTCAGTTGGCTGGGCTGTTTGACGAAGGAGAGCCCAAGACTGCTGCACTTAAGAAAAAGCAGTGGTACGAAGAAGGCTACAACGACGCAATGAAGGAGCTAAAAAGCGATGTTATCAATAATTTTGTTGAGCGTGTTCTCACTGATTCTACTGTCCCTGCTGGTGCTGCAGTACCTGTGGAGCCAGAAAGCAATCACACAGCTGCTGGAGCAGCAGTCGGAAATCTTGAAGACGCAGCAACAGGAGCACCAGAAGTCGATAAAGACACTGACGGAGCTGAACTCAAAAGCGCAAGCACTAGTCGCCTCAAGCGACCCTCTCGCTTTTCAACAAATTCAAGCGATGAATCAAACTTTAGATTATAGTGGTTACCAGGACTACGACCCATCCGACGAGGCTGAATCGGAAAGAATTGCAGCCAGGAACCCTAACCTTGCAGCGGGAGACGACTTAGATGCCCAAGACGCCAGACAACTATTCGCTGAACTCACTGGAGTTGACCCAGAGTTCTACGGTAATTAAATTACCTGAGGACGGTTTAAACATTGAGAAGTACCGTGAGAGCGAAGAGGCTGTAAAGCTAGTTGCTTGGGTACAGTCCGAATGGACTAAGGCTAAAACTGCTCGTAGCCAAAAGCAGCTGCAGTGGTTTCACAACATGTCAATGTTTTATGGGCACCACTGGGTAGAGCAGACTCGCGGTAGTTTCCCCGAAGACTACCGAGACAAACTGTTTACCCCGCGTAAACCGTATTACCACCAGCGGAAAACCATCAACCGTATCCGCTCCTATGTTCGGTGGGAAATGTCGAAGATGCTCTCGTCATTTCCCACCGCTCAAGCCATTCCTGCGTCCAGCGAGGACCAGGACCAGCGTGCAGCTTTTGCCGCTGAGCAGGCTTGGACCTCCATTAGCGACTCTAAGAAGCTACGACAGCACATGTCGCGTGCCACCTGGTGGACCATTGTTACAGGTAACGGGTTCCTTAAGACACACTGGGACCCGTACTGTGTCGATAAAGTTTCCGGCGAGTACGGAGACATCAAGTATGGGCACGTAACCCCTTTTCACCTGTTCGTGCCCGATGTGCGGGAGCAAGACATTGAAGACCAGCCTTTTGTCATTAACGCATACACTAAGCCAGTGGCTTGGGCACAACATTACTTTGCTAAAGAACTTGGCGATATTAAGTTGGCTCCTAGTACTTCTGCTGCTAACCAAATCCTTGATGAGGCTTATCTCAACCTTGGTAACAGTAAGGCACCGGATAGTGTCATTGTTTACGAAACTTGGGTAAAGCCCGGCGCTACTAAGCTTCTGCCTCAGGGCGGTGTCATTATCAGCGTTGACGACGTTCTCATCAGCGTTCACCGTGACGGCTTCCCCTATGGCCACGGCATGTACCCATTTACCAAGTTTGAGCACATCCCCACCGCAACGTTCTACGCTGACAGCCCCATTGTGGACCTGTCGCAGCTGCAGAAAGAGTACAACGGTTTGCGGTCAGAGATTTCTGAGGCCGGACGCCGCATGGCCAAGCCACAGCTGATTGCGCCGATGGGTTCTATTGTTCCATCTAAGCTGACTAACGAGCCTGGCCTGGTTATCCAGTACAAGCCTGGTATGGCCCCGCCCCAACCTTTGCCTCTGTCGCCTCTGCCCCAGTACTACTTGGACCAGCAGGAGCGTGTCTTGAATGACTGGATTGATATTTCTGGTGAGCGGGAAGTGTCGCGTGGTGACACACCTCCTGGTGTTACTTCTGGTACGGCTATCTCGTACTTGCAGGAAGCATCTAACCAGTATCTGACGCCTCAGTTCCAAAGCATCGAGGCGGGTATTGAGAAGATTGCTACACAGACCATTGAGTTGTTTGTGCAGTATGTTGACTTGCCCCGTAAGATTCGGACAATCGGTGCGGATGGTGCATTCGACACAATGCAGTTGCGGGGGGCTGACATTGCTTCGGGTACTGACATTCGTATTGAGCCTGGTTCCAGCTTTGCTAAGTCTAAGGCTGCTCAGGAAGCCCGTGTGATGGACATGTTTGCTGTCGGTATTATCGACCAGCCGACAGCTGCGAGAATGCTTGAGGTTGGTGGTGTGCAGAAGATTATGGACACCATGAATGTGGCAGAGCGTAAAGCCCAGCGCGAGAACATCAAGATGAAGATGATGTCGTTGGAGGAAATTGAGGCTAAGCGCATGGAAACCATGCAAGAGATTATGGCTAGCTTGCCTCCTGAGGCTATGCAGGACCCCAACATTATGGCTGAAATTGAGAACATGCCAGCGCCTGCTGTGATTCCTGTCGATGACTTCGATGTTCACGAGGTCCACATTGAGACGCACAACAAGTTCCGTATGTCGCAAGAATACGAAATTTTGCCTGACGAACTGAAAGCCCAGTTTGCCGACCACGTGGCCCAGCACGAGCAGATTCTGCAGCAGCGTGCAATGGCCCAGATGATGGCCGGACAGCCGCCTGCTGAAGGCGGTCAGGGTGGTCCTCAAATGGGCCCAGGTGCTATGATGGCTCCTAATGGGGCTGTACCCGACATGGCCCCTGAACAAGGAGTATAACCATGGCAGATTTCGATGTTGTGGCCGATACACTTCCTCAGCAGGAATATCGCCCCACTAGAAACTATGGTCGTAAGACCATCGATGAGCTGAAGACTGAAATTCAGGTCATCGACGCAACTACGTACACGGACGCCAAGGTCTTGACAATGACCTACAACGACCTGACGTACGCGATTCACGCTCTTTCCTAATAAAGTGCGTGATTGACAACTAAATACAGTACAATTAAATCCGTTAATAGCTAGGGCCTCACTGGGAGGTACGGCGAAAAGGAGAACGAAATGGACGAAACTACAGGTACAGAGACAGAAACCTCGACGGAGGTTGTGGATTCTTCAGGGCCCGTAGAGGAAACAACTGAGCAGCAACCAACCGACGAGTCGGGGGGGAATCCTGCTTGGGATTCATTACGTTCAAAACTCGACCCTGTTAGCTTCCATAACATTCAGGAAGACCTTAAGAACTTTGACAAAAATGCGGAATCCCGCATTTCTTCGTTGAATCAGCAGCTCAAACAGTACAACGAGCTGGGTTCACCGGAGCAGCTGCAAAATTATGCAGTTATTGCTCAAAGACTCGACACGGAGCCTGAAGTTATCTACAACGCTTTAGGTGAATTCCTTAAGCAAAATGGTCGACTGCCGGAAACTGCGCAAGAAATGCAGAATGCGGTAGATGAAGAGGAAGCTACGAATGAGACTGGCGAAGCACCTGTCGACCCACGTCTTGCACAGCTGGAGCAGCAGCAACAGCAGATGCAGGAGTTCCTGGAACAACAGGAACAGATGAAGGTTCAGCAGGAAGCGGATGTCGCTCTCGAACAGGAAATCGGTGAACTCAAGTCTGCACATCCTGACTTTTCGGATGATGATGTGCAGGAAGTTTTGATGCGGGCGGCGTTTAAACTTCAGAGCACTGGAAAGGCAGTAAAGCTGTCTGACGTTGCTCAAGAGTATGTCGATAAAACAGTAAACCGAATTCGCGCAGTACCGCGACCAGGAGATTCGGCCCCAAGATTGCTTCCCACTTCGGGAGGCGTGCCTGGAGGACAGCAGGCGAAACCGCTCGGCAAGTTGTCAAGGAATGATGTGCAAAGTCTCATCGCCTCGTCGCTTGAACAGGGTCGGTAATCTAAAGGTTTAGTCTCCTTTCAACAACGAAAGGAAACACAATGTCTGCAACTCTTGCAACCATTGAGTCATATCTCAAGGAGGTGTACCAGGGACGTATCCGCGAGCAGCTTAACGATGAAATCGTTGCGCTGAAGCGTATTACTCGCAGCGGCTCTGGTGTCACCAACGAAGTTGGTGGAAAGTACGTAACTTTCCCCATCCACACTCGCCGTAACAGCGGTATCGGGTCTCGTTTCGAGTCCGAGGCACTTCCTACCCCCGGTCAGCAGGGACACGCTGCCGCTCGTGTGGGTCTGAAGTACGCATACGGTGGAGTTCAGCTGACTGGTCAGGCTATCAGCCTCTCCGACACTGACTCCAAGGCCTTCGCTAAGGCTTTGGACAACGAGGTCGAGGGTCTGAAGAACGACCTTAAGAAGGACATGAACCGCCAGGTTTACGGTTCTGGAAACGGTGCCATTGGCGTTGCTTCCGGTGCTAACACTGCGGCAACTGTCCCTGTCTACGACGCCCGCCTGTTCCAGGTTGGTGCTGTTGTGGACACCCAGACCGGAACCACTGTCGACAACACCGGACTTGTTATTTCGGCTATTGACGTTAGTGCCTCCACTGTTACCTTCACCACTACCCCTGGTACCGCGCTTGCTGATGGCGACATCATCGTGCGTAAGGGCTCTGGTGTGGCGGCTTCTGGTAACCGTGAGCTTACTGGTCTCGCTGCAATTGTTAGCGACTCTGGAACGCTTTACAACATCGACCCGACGGCTGAGCCCGAGTGGAAGGCTTCTGTTGACTCCAACAGCGGCACCAACCGTGCACTGTCTGAGAGCCTGATGATTAACATGGTTGACAGCATCCGCACCAAGGGTGGTTCCACCACTCTTATCCTGCAGTCGCTCGGTGTTCGCCGTGCGTACTTTAACCTCCTGTCGCAGCTGCGCCAGACGGTTAACACTCAGGAGTTCACTGGTGGATTCTCCGGTCTTGCGTTCACCACTGACAGCGGAGAAATCCCTGTGGTGGCTGACGTTGACGCACCGCTCAACAAGCAGTGGTTCGTCAACGAAGACGCACTGACCTACTACCGCGATGAGGACTGGCACTTCATTGACCGCGATGGGTCGATGTGGAAGCAGGTTCGTGACACCAACGGTGACTACGACGCATACTACGCTCGCATGGTTGAATACCACGAGCTTGGTACTGACCGTCGTAACAGCCACGGTGTTATCGAGGACATCACTGAGGCCTAAGCAGCCTCGCCATAATGATGGCCCAGCCCCTATAATGGGGTTGGGCCATCATCTTTTGGAGCGTTATGGAAAATAAGTTTCTCTTTTACCAGGCTGTTTCTGCGTTGCCTGAGGGCCTTTCTCTGTCGGATTATCAATGGAAGTTTTACAGCGATAACGCTGGCAAGCAGATTTTGACGGTTACTCTGACCGATGTGACGGACGGCCAGACTCTTGTTTACGATGCAGCTTCTGGGCAGTGGGTTAACGGCGCGGGGGGAGGGGGTACTGGGGTTAATGTCACTGTGGGTACTGTAGAGCCTACAGACCCGGCAACTGGCGATATTTGGTTTGATACGACGGACGACACGCTGTATTTGTTTGATGGGACTGTTTTTGCTGCCAGTGTAGGACCTGTCGGACCTAAGGGAGATACTGGTGACACGGGACCCGCTGGCCCTCCCGGACCTACTGGAGTAGTCGCGGCCACATCGCCTATTACGTACGACAGTGGTACTCAGACGGTTGGTTTTGACGGCTCTGCTGTCGGCAACTTGACTGAAATTGATTACATTGATTTTGACACTGCGGCAGACCACGACCCTGAAGAGGGCGAGATTTCGTGGGATGCTGACTTTGACACGTTGGTTGTGGGGTTGCCGGATGCCGTAAACCTGCGCACGGGTTTGCAGCACGGTTTTAGGGTTAAAAACGCTTCTGGTACGACAGCTATCGACAAAGGCAAAGTTGTGATGTTTGCTGGTGCTGCCGGGGACACGGTAAGTGTTACCCCAGCATCGTCTAACGGGAGCTATGACAATAATTACATTGTTGGTATTACATATCAGGAGATTGCCGCAGACGACTTTGGTTTTGTGATGCAGTTTGGTTTTATTGACCACATTAAAACTGATTACACTGGTTGGGCGCTTGGTGATTTGCTGTACAGCGACGCAAGCAATCCTGGCGAGTTAACCAAAACACAGCCTGCTGCTCCAGCGTGGCGTAAACCAATTGCCGCAGTAACTAGGGTTAACGCAAACAGTGGACGTATTATTGTGCGTGCTTTGCCCAGTAGTCATCTGCACGATTTAGATGACGTGCAAATTACAAGCGCTGCAAACAACGATTTTCTTGTTTATGACGGGACAGAGTGGGTTAATCAAAACGGCCTTACTTGGGGCCAAATCGCTGGGGTATAAGCTAAACTAGGCCCATGGAAACGTATTTAGGACAATCAGCGAACGTATATAACTCCGATTTGGGCGAGTTTGTAAACGATGACCACGTGCATTTTGCACAGGTTTTGCAGGACTTAAAGCCCACGTACAGCCTTGTGTACATTCCCGTGAAGGACAGGACCACACCTGAGGAAAAACAAAAGCCTTGGGCCATCCTAGACAGCCCTGACAACGCCCCCCAGTACATTGTGCGTTACATGTCGCAGGAAGACATGAAAGAACCTCACAAGGTTTTGGCGTGGTTGTTTGACGGTGACATTGTGCGTCACGGTGCCGAGAACGTGCTGAAACGTATCGAGGCGGAAGAAAATGCTAAAAAATTAATGGATTTGAAGAGGCGCGAAGACGAATTAGAGGATATCCTAGAATTTGGTGAGTTCGCTATGAGCGGGGGACGGAGCAAGCTCCACACATTTACTCATAACGGAAAGAAGTTTGGTCGATGACTTACAGCTCCCCTACTAAGACTGTCGGTGACGTTTATGATGCTGTCAAAAGAACTTTTGGTGATGAAGCCGGTGTGCAGCTAACTAACGACGATATTGTGCGCTGGATTAACGAGGCACAAGTAGATATTTCTAAGCAAAACCAGATTCTGCAAACGACATCAACACTACCTGTTACCGCAGGTACTGCAACGTATTCTCTTACTTCTGTGACTCCCCGCATTGACTCTTTGGCGTCTCTTTTGTTGGATGGCCGACGTGTCGGCAACATCCCCATTTCTCAGGCGGAAGAAAGTATTTCTTTGGCTGACCCTGAAGGCACAGAGACGGGGGCTCCCCAGTTCTGGTATGCCTGGGGTGGAGACGTAACTTTCTGGCCTAAACCGAACAGAAATTACACAATGACGATTCGGTACAACGCACAGCCTACGGATATTACTTCTGCGTCGACAGATGTGCTGGCGCTGCCTAACGAATGCTTTATAGACGTTGTGAACTTTGTTTTGATGAAGGCTTACGAAATGGACGAAAACCCTGAACTGATGGCTGTAAAGCAGGCCGAGTACAGTGCCAGTGTTGCAGAGCGCGGGGAACAGGAGCGTCTGGCAGCCACTATGACGTACGAAACTAACATTACGTTCGAACTTATCTAGGAGCGGCCATGCCCGGTACACCAATACAGGTGGGCCCGTTCGTCGGTGGCCTTAACACATTCAGCGACCCTACCGCCATTGCAGACAACGAGCTGACAGTCTGCAACAACTTTGAGCTTGACCTGGACGGTTCGCTGAAATCCCGCCCACCCATCCAAGATTTAGGCATCGATTTTCCACTTGCAGCAACAGGCGACATTGAGTTTTTGGGTACTTTTCAGGTGTCTCAAACTGAATCGTATTTGCTTGCCAGCGATGGGGACTCTAAAACATATTATTTTGACGGCTCTGCTTGGGTTCTTATTACTAATACTATTGCTGCTGCTGGGTTTGTACAGTTTGATGACAAGGCTTGGCTGACAGCCCCTGTCGGGTCTACGAACCCTGGGGGGTATTGGACCGCTGCGGGTGGTTTTGTGGCTGACGCGAACATGCCCGAGGGCGAGTGTATTGTGTCGTTTAAGGGTCGTTTATGGGTTGCGGAGGGCCGCGATAGCACAAACCAAGGTACCCGTTTGTATAGGTCTCGAACTCTTGCAGACCCTAGCTTGTGGCAGGTAACTAACGATTTTGTGGACATTGGTACGGGGGACGGTCAGAACATTGTCCAACTTATTGTGTACTTCAACACGCTGCTAATTTTCCGCACTAATTCTACGTTTGGTTTGCAGTACACGACTGACCCTGCAGCGGCTGTTGTATCACTAATTCTTCCGACAGTGGGATTGAACTCGCGGTATGCGATTACCCAGTTTGAGTCCTACATTTATTTTATGTATGACGAAAAAGCGTACGAGTTTACAAACAGCCGGGCGTCACAGATTAACGTTAAAACACCGTTTACTTCGACTAGTACGGCGGGGCTTCACAATAACTACGCTGTATCAGAGTTTAACCGCCGCATTATCTTCACATATTTTGACCAAATGTTTGTGTACAGCCTTCGCACACGGGCTTGGACTACCTGGTCTTCGGACACTTACGGCTCTTTGTGCAAGATGGAGTACCTGAGCAATAACCTAGACCAGTCGATTGTTTTGACTCACAGCAACACGGCGGTAGCTGCTGGCGGCTCTAGGGTTGCCCCGCTACTGCAAATCACAGACGACTATGTTTCTGGCGTAACAGAGACCATGACATGCAACATTCAAACTAAAAACTTTAACTACCAGGCCAGCTCTATTTACAAGCGCCTATTTTGGTGGGGTTTGGACGCCAGGTTTAAGGGCACTGTCGTAGGCACAGCGCATCCTATTACACAGTCTTTTTCTACAACGTGGCAGGTTTTGTTGTCTCAAACTTGGCAGGCTTCGTTGTCTAATGCGTGGGCAAACCCCGCTTCTGGGGCAGCCCCTGTATCGACAAGTGTTACAGAAACCGCAATAACATTTCGTCGTATCTTCACTAAGTTCCTGAAATCACTACGGTTCCGGCAAATCTATTTCACCGTGTCCTTTGAAACGACAGGTACTAACACGGATGCGCCTGTTAGACTATTTTCATTGATGACTTATGTCAACTCGAAGCAAACAGTGTCTAAGGAAATCACCTAATGAACAGGTTTCGTAAGGAATACAGCGGGCCTGCCCAGGGGGGCGGTGGATTTAACGCTTATGCTGCGGGAAAGAAGCATTATGGGAGTGGACGTCCCATGCCAACTGTTGGTAAAGTAACTAATAAGGGCGGATACAAACAGCGTGACGTTAAAGCAGCCGCAAGGCGCGATGCTTTACTAAGGAGATTGTCGTAATGGCCCAGAAAGTGTGGGAGACCAAAAATCCCAAGCCGAAGAGCGAGCGGAAATCTCTAACGCCAGCACAGAAGTCACAGGCTAAAGCCCGTGCTAAAGCGGCTGGGCGTCCGTACCCAAACCTCGTGGACAACATGGCAGCTGCACGGGGCCGAGCTATACAGAAGAGGCTTAAATAATGTACCGGGACAAATCTACTATGGGCAATCGTCTTGCTCCTCAGAAGGGCAAATATCAGGACGAGGAAATGAAAAAGAAGGCTCGTGAGCGGGCTATGATGAATCGTTTGTCGTCTATGCCCGGCAAGACTTCATCTTAAGGAGCTATTGTGCCAATTGGACCTAATGGAGAACGTTTGCCGTATCCTGGCGAGCCTGGGTATGGTGAACCCCCAGGCCGTCGTAAGACTCGGTTTGGCGGTAACATTCCTTCTCCCCAGCAGATGACTCCTGAGCAGGCACAGTTGCGGGCTTTGTTGGAGCAAATGGGTGGGTCTTCTGGTGAGCCACCTAACCAAACTCGTACCGCGCAGGAGATGGGTAGCACGGTTCCTGGCGAGGGTATGAATAAGCCTGCTATGGATATTAATGATGCGTTTTTTGGTCCTGACCGTAAGCGTTTTGACATTGTGGAGTTTATTACGAACCTTATTGGGGGTAAGTAATGGTGTCTGTAATGAATCCTCGTCAAGCAGACCAGGAAGCCGCTAAAAGAAATAGAGTTAGCGATGTTGCTTCGCGGAGGCTACCTCTTGGGCAGCAAGCAGTAAGTAAGCCTGTTGCTTATGGAGCTAAAAACAACGCACCTACTCAAACTTTGGGAAACATAGAGCCCGCCCCAGTCCCTACCCCCCAAGCTGCTGCTCAAGCACCACGACCACTCAACTGGCGTGACGCAGCCTACAACGCACAAATCGCCTCCATTCAACGCGCCCTCCAAGACTTTGAAACTGGAGCAACCACACGAGGCGAACGCTACGGACAAGACTTTATGACCGGACTACGTGGTCTCGGTTACCGCCCCGCAGAAGGTTTCCAAGCAATGCCCAACGTACTAGAGCAGTTGGACCAGCCGCAGCCTATGGCTAGAGCACTGTCGGCGGAGGGTGAAGCAGGCGCACCTGCGGTTGCAGTAGCCCCTGTGTCGGGTGCCTTCGACATTGAGGGTGTGTATGACCCGTACAGTGCGGCAGCTCGGGGTACTCGCGGTACCCGTGACGAGTTTGCGGCTCGTGGTACTTTGCGTTCGTCTGATTTTGCTAAAACTTTTGGGGCTTTCCAAGACCGCTTGAATAAGCAGTTGGAGGCCATGGAGACGGCTCGTGGAAGGTTTGGGCAGGATTTGGCTACTGAGGTTGCTCAGCAGCGTACACAGGCTCAGGAGCGCCAGCAGGCTGCTCAGCGTGATGCTATGTTGAGGGCTGCTATGGCGGCTGCGGGAGGTGCTGGTTTTTAATGGCTAAACAAAAAACACAACAGCTTAAAATTGAGTCAGGTGGCAGGCCGCTTACTTCAGATTACATTACTCCTCCCCCTCCTCCAGTAGACGAAATTACTCCAATGTCTGGATACAAAAGCTATTTGGACCCAACTACTCCAGGTGCTAAAGCTACTTTTGGGTCTTATTTTTGGAACAATGCTCCTTTTGGATTAGACCCTGAAATTTTTACTTTAGAGGGGTATAACAGAAGGCAAAGATTAGCTAGTAATGACGGAGGTTCGGGCAGCTCTGCGGGTGAGGCCGTACCTGTTCTTACACAAACTGAAGTAACGCCCACCCCTACTGAAGTAATCGGGGGTGGGGGTGGTATTTCAGGGCCAGACTACTCTCAGTACCGACAGGCTTTGACTGACCAGGCTCAGCAAGTTAATGCCCAGATTCAGGCTATGTATAACGCTTTGGGCGAGGAAGCTGCCGCTAACGTTGGCCGTATCCAAGACATTTATGGTGGGGCTTCGACAGGTATTGGCGATGTGTATGGCAGCGCTATCGGTAACGTTGGAGATGCCTATAGTTCTGCACAGCAGCAGGCAGCTGACCAGCTTGCCCGTCTCGGTATCGAAGAGGCGGCCCCTGCTGTCGTGAATCCTATGGCTTTGTCGCAGGCTGAGGCCGTTAGTCAGTTGCAGCAGGGCCTAGCTGGGGGCCAGGCTGCTACAGAGCGTTATGGTGCTTCTGCTGGCGGATTTGGGTCTCAGATGGCCCAGGTTGCACAGCAGCAGGGTACTGAGATGAATGCTGCTGTTCTTGCGGCTTTGCAGAACCGTTTGAACGAGTCGTTGTTGACGGAGGAGCAGGGTCGTCAGGCAGCTGCTCAGGCTTCCGCTAGGGGGCCTGAAGGACCAAGTTTCCGTGACATGCTTGCTGAAAGGCAGTTTGCTTTTGATGTTGCTCAGGCAGCTGCTGAGCCGGAGCTTGAGCAGCGGAGATTAAACCGCGAGCTTTTGCTTAGTTTGATTCTTCCGCAGGATGGTCAAAAACCTATTTATGACCTAAGCACGGCAGAACAGCTGCTAAACGCGCTAGAATCTAGGGGATACTAGTAAGGAGTTGTTATGGCTGAACAGCCTCCTAGCTCCGACAGGTTCAGCGAATACGTAAATCTTTACTATTCTCAACTGACTGGCGGGCGGGCAAAGCCCACCGGCGAGCCGGTAGAGTTTCCCGACCTTCCAGCTCCTAAACAAGAACTAGGTTTCTTGGGCCGCACTGTCGATATTTTGTCGCGCCCCATGCGTGTTATTAGCAACCCGGTTATGAAGGCTGTTGAATTTCCTGAGCGTATGGATAAAGTACAGGAACTTAGGGCTGCCGGTGACGATGCTGCTGCTACTAAAGAATCTTTGTCGGCTGTGGGTAGTTTGTTGGCTTCTCCGTTTACTGGTTTCTTTTCTGACGACCCGGCTAATAAGCCTTATTGGTCAGACATTATTGAGAAACAGTCTGACGTGGCCAACCGCAATGACCCTAATTATGTTGATGTTGCTAACAACGTTGACCCAAAACTTAAGGGAGCCCTCGGATTTATTGGTGACGTAGCACTTGACCCGCTGTGGTTGGTGCCCGGTGGTTGGGCTGTAAAGGGGGCAGCAACTGCTGCTAAAGAAGGTCCCAAGTTTACTAAGGGCGTTTTGGAAGCTATTGATGTTCCAGGGGCTGTAAAAGCTGGCGAAGTCCCCGAGGCAGCGTTGTTGCCCAGTGTTGGAGGAGCCGGTAATTTGGGTGTTGCGGATAGTGTGTTAGCTAGAACAGCTCCTAAGTACGATTTAATTATTGATGGCAAGCCTTTGCCTCAAAAGTTCCCGACAGCTGCGGCGGCTGAGGAAGCTCTTAGTAAGCTGCAAGCTCGTAGTAAGAAACCTTTTGTCAATGCAGACGAAGTACCTAAAGTATTTAGAGGTTCTCGCAGTTACCGAATTGTCCCCGCTACTGTTGCCGATACTTTCCCAGCAGCTAGGGCGTCTCAAAAAGTTGCAGATGACTTGGCGGCTAATGCTGCTAAGGGGGCCGCTACTAGTAGTGAGACTGTTATTAAGTCTTTGCGGGAGATTATTGATTCTAAGAAAGTTGTTGTTGGCGGTAAAGAGGTAAAACTTAAAGGCGAGCTTAGTTCGTTCTTTGATTCTTTGGCTAAAATTAAATCAAAGCCGGTCAAGGCCGCTAAGCCTGGTAAGCCTAAGGCGTTTAATAGTTGGGTTGCGGCACTGAAGAGTGATGCTGGTTTGTCTAAGGCTCGTATCAGTGTTCCTGAGGGAAGCATACTAATCCAGCCTCTAAACAAAAACCCAACTCTTGGCTTTGTGATGGATACGTATATCAATACTAGAAGTGCTGAAGTTAAACAAACTATTGAAAAGTTGTTGCTGCAGCCTGCTTACGCAAAATATAAAACGGGGCTTGCTTCGGGTAAAAATGTGGACCTTATTGGTAATGCGGCTACTCCGACAGCTCTTATGGAGGAGGCTGCTGAGGCTTCGGTAGCTGCGACTATTGTTCGTAATTTGAAGAATTTGGAT